TCCCACGCCTGCGGGTGGTTGACCAGCGGGCCCACCTTCTGGGCCTGTTCCTTGTTGAGCATTTTGAAGTCCTTTTAGCATCTCTGCGTAGATCTGGGCTTCGTTCATATCATTCACCAACTGGTCAGGATCGATATCCTGAGAGATAGCGAGCTCTCGAACCAAGTTCGGGAGTTTAATAAACGGAGCAAGCATTGGGTTTGCAACAGTCTGTAGCAATGAAGTGAGACGCTGTGTTCTCACTTCCTTTTGCATCACTGCTGAAGTTCCGCGTGGTTTAATTTCTAAGTCCCCGATAATGTCAGGAGAAGACTCGTTGTATTGCATATTCCACTGAAAGAATGCTTCTCCCAACGGCTTAAGCAAATAGTCGTCAATATTTTTGACAACCGTTTTAATAGAGAGGTTACCCGACGAAAGCAACATAGATAGCCCTGAGGCCGTACGTCCGGTCCCTGTTACGCCGGTTTGACCGTGCATAATAGAGGGGATGCCTGTTTCCTCATCGGACAACTGACGGGCAATCTGATACATCTGGATGTTCTCAGGAGCAGTGTTCGGGAACTTGAGTCCGTTAATCGCTGTTCCTGTCACGCCAGATTGACGTCTAAACACCTTACCGGGGAAGATATCGAAGTTTTGACCGGGTACGAGAGAAGCTTCGTCTACATCAAATACAAGGTTGCCCGCCAGAGCTAAGTTATCAATAGCCATACGGATATGACCATTCATTAGCATCTGTGCATCTTCCATATTCTCGGCCACACCTACTCCCCATATTTGATACGGGTTAACTTCGTAGGGGAACGCAGAGTATGGGATACGGGCTGGCATAAACGGATTTAAGACACAGCGAAGGACTTCACTTCCGCAAACCCAAACGTTTACTTGTACTTGATCCAAAACACTTACTGTGTCGGGTAAAGTAAGGCCAACCTCACGAGCAAACTGCGCGTCTAAAACACCCCAATATTCCAGAATTTCGTAGCGGTTTTCGGCATGATTCGGCTGGGTGTCTTCTTCACGAATGGTATCTTCGTAGTATTTGTCTTCGTAGTTAGGGCCTTTTACAAGGGCATTTTCGATAGCGTTTTCGTTAAAGAAAGGACGATTTATCAAAGCCCGCAACTGTTGACGACTCATACGGTGCCGTTCAATTACATACTCACAATCTTCGATGCTTGTTGCCGCGGGGTCTGGGTGAAAATCCCACACAGAAACATGCTCTACCCTTGGTACTACTTTTTCGTACGGATCGTAAGTTCGGTTACCGTCTTCGTCTTTTGACCATTGGTGGACTTTTTTGTAAAAATTAAAAGGACCTTTTACGATTCCCGTACCGAGCAGTGCTGACTCGAAGATCGCATTACGTAAGACGTTTATCGCTCCCGTGTCTAACAACTGATCGTGGATTTGTTTTTCCATCAATCGTGCGGCTTCCGCCGCGGGCTCTACTTGAGGTTCTCCCAGTCGAGAGGGACCTTCTGCTAAATTAGGTGCATCATAACGCCCGAACGGAACCGCTTCCGTTGCACCCGGAGGTAAATCTCTCCCGTCACCCGGGTACCCAAATGGATCTTGCTTTTCTTGCATTTGATCCAGAGGGGTAGACAGGTGAGCAAACTCCGCAATACCTTCAGGTACGGGAGTAGACTCGACTACAATCGGAAACTTCTTGTTTGCAAACAAGATGTCGATGATTTGACCATATGCCGCCAAGACTTTGGTTTTCGTGATTTTAATAAACACTTTAGAGCGTTCAGAATCACGATATTGTGTGGTGGAGTCGTAGATGCCGCGGAAGTTTTTATAGGCTTGAAGCCAACGTTCCTCATGGTAACGGCGACCGTTTTCTGCATCTTCAAATTTAGACTTGATATGACCGGCTAGACCGGGCATCTGTTCGTCTGCCCCACGCACGTCGACTTGTGCGTCATCGGGGGCTTGGAGGAAGCCCTCAGACATAGTTAGTTACCTAATTAGCTGTAGAGAGAAGTGTCGTCGGCCATTTTCATAACTGAAGGGTCGACTGTAGTCTTGGTCTGCTTCTTTGGCATTGCTTCGATCAATGAGTCTGTTTTTGCTACAGTGTCAAAGTCAGCTTTTTCGCGGTAAAGATTGTTTTCACCACAGTTATAGTCAATACCTTTTTTGTCAGCATTCATAATGTCTGCTTCTGAATATTTCATTGTATTCTCCTATTGGATTTATGCTTCTGGTCCGGCTTGAATGCCGATTTGTTTCATTTGTGATTCCATGCGTTCTAAGTCGCGTTTCTTGATTTCTTCTTCTGATACGTCACTGAAGATGTCTTTAACAGCTTCGGCACCTTCGAGCACATCTGAGTACAAGCCTGCGGGGGTTTCCCCGTATACAATCTTGTTACGCAAATAGTCGTCAGCCTGCTGTTCGGTGTACCTGCCCGTAGCCATAAGCTCTTGTTTTTTGGACTCCGCGTCCATCATCTGTAGACCTGCGCCTACCCCGGGCACTACACTCAAGATTTTTTTACCGGCGCGGCCTCCGAGTCTTTGAAGTCTGTTAGCCAAACGACCAAACCCTTTTTTAGCCGCAACTTTTGTATCGTCCGATACGGGTGCAATACGCTCTGGAGGTGGCGGCAAATTTTCTTCTGCTTCAACGTTTGCTCTTCGTTGCTCGAGTGTCTTTGCTTTCGTCTCTTCTGTGGCAAGTTCGGCGGTTGCCGCATCTTGGAGGTTCGTCTGGATGCGTTTTGTTGACGCGCTTTTAGACTCTTCTATCTCAAGTGCTAACTCTTCTTCAGTCTTAGGGCGACCTTGTGGTTGATTCTCGCTAAGAGCATCTTCACCGTTATCTAAATCGGTCTCATCAAAGTCAAAATATGGGACCGTGTTTTCAAAGGTAACTGTTGCGTTTAGTCCTGTTTCAGAAGTAATTTTGTCAAAAGACTCGACTCCGAGAATCCTACCCCAACGCTGTACTGTTCGATTTAAAAAGTCTTGGAATACTTTAGGATCACCCTCACTGGTGAGGTATCGCGTACGACCCACACGAGAAATACGAGCCGCTTCATCAAGCGCGTCTCCTTCGTGCGATAGTAACTGGTCTACCTTGTCTCCTTGCCCCATTGTCTTGAGCATCCAAGAGCCTACGAGCTTACGAAGATCTGTGATACCTGCCGGAGGCTTTCCAAGACGTGTGGCATCAACACCGGTAATCTTAGTATAAACGTACTTTTTTAAACCCTCAGAAATATCTTTAACTTGAATTTCATCAGGAAATAAACGAGTCTGTCCTGAATCAACTGCGGCCTGCCACCGGCGATCCAAAATAGCTTCGGTAATAGGGTCCACACCACGAGTTGGCGGAAGTCCCTTTCGTGTCCCTGTGTCTGTTGCAACGAGCAGTTTGTTGACGGGGTCCCAGTACTGATCCGACTGAGACGAGCCCATTGCTATCTCACGGTTAATCGCAATGTTAATTGTTGCTGTACCACGAGAACCGAAAGAACCAACCCACATGGCTTCTCTTAGATCGTCGTTCGGAACATCATTAAAACCTTTGAGCATATTCGACATCGATTCATCACTGATGACGGCACCGAAGGTTGTAGACCCACCGGACCCTCCTGAACCTTTGCCTTCACTGAGGAACTTAGCAACACGACCTGCAAATCCACTGTCTCCAAACATAGTCTTTTTAAGTTTGGTAAACTTTGTTTTACCTTTGACTTCTTGTAGGAATGTATCAACAGGCTTTGTAAACCAAGGAGATGTGTCGCGTATACCCTGTGCTAAAGTTTCAGGGCCCGGTGAGCTTTTTGATGCTCGCGGAAAAACTTTCATCAAATCACGAGCGGCTTTTGCAATTTCTGGACCCACTTTCTTTGGATCAACAAGTGCGTACTCTGGATGAATGTTGATACCTTCATTGAAAAACCGAGCAATCCATGCTTCTCGCATGGTCATTGTCTCTCGCGTTACGGTATCGTGGAATTCTGCGTAGTCCGGTATCGTGCCGTCAGGAAACAGCGTATTGTACCACTCAGCAAAAGCCTTTGCCTCTGCGACAAACTTTCGGTCTGTTGTGATGATGGTTGATGTATCTAGCATTTAGTAGCCAAATGTTGAATCCTGTGGTTTAAATGTGCTATTCTTAATGTCGTTCAAGGTTTTGTGAATGGAGACGTAGCCTGATGTGCGAGTCATGAGCATATACCGTAACGCATCATATGCGTGGTCCTCTGCTTTTGTATCAACGTCTTCAGAATTTGTTTTAGAGAGAGGTATCCCTGCTAATTGTCTTATTATGTTTGTACACGTGTTGAAAAACTTTACTGTGGGTTCACCCGTAAACTGGTTATCGCCCAACCGACCGTGAATTTCCATTTTGCCCGCTAGTCTGTTACTATCGGAAGGTGTCCACCGGCATCCGTTTCTTATCATGGTTTCAGCAATAGAAGGGCCAAATCCTGTGCGGTTCCAACACGATTTATCGAGCACAGCATAATGAGGCGCGGGGTCCCACTCCTCTAATTCTATTATTTTAGCGGCTAATTGTTCTGCTGTAAAGTGTTTTACGTAAAGTTCTCTGTAGACCCATATATTGTTATCCCAATCTATTGCTCCCCAGAGTATGCACGAAGGGCTTGAATAACCGTAGTCCGCGGCACGGATGCGGGGCCAATTTGTTGGAAGTTCAAAAGGTTCCACCACGTGCTTGAACTTATTAAATTCTGGGAACGCGCACCCTTCGGCCACATCCCAATCTCCGTCAAGCAGACGCTTTCGCTCTGTTTCTGGGAGGGAGAGGAGCATGGCTTCGTATTGCCCGTCAGCCATGAGAAATGGGTTGTCAGTAAGTCTCGCAGGGACAAACTTTCGCCAGTAGAGTGGCTGTCCTTCTCTTGCGTGACCCGCCGGGTATACAAGTGGCTTTTCAGATTCAACGTCGCTGGGCACGAAACGTTTACCGGGTTCACCTTGGTCGATGTACATTTTTTTGACCCACCAGCCGCCGACGCCTCCGGGGTTAGCTGTACAACGCATGGAGAGGTTTCGGGAGAGTTCAGGGTCCGTGCTCCGTAAGCGTGACCTGAGGTATTCCCATACGTAGGGGGTGGGATACTGTGTAATTTCATCGATGGCTATCCAATTAAACGCTTGACCCTGATAGCGAGTCACGTCTTTATCTTTATCCAAGTACGAGAACCAAATCGTGGCCCCCGATGGAAACACCCAAGTCGATTTGGATTCACGAAATGTTGCACCCGGAAAAGCTTTTGGGTACAACTGTTTTGATTTTGATATTAATTCGGTTAATTCGTCCAGAGTACGGCGGAGTAAGAGACCCCGATGGTTAGGATTATGGCAATACCGTAGAGGATCAGCCAACAGTGCGAAGGATTTTCCGCCACCAGCCGCACCGCCGTAGAGTACATCCTGTTCTGGAGCTGAGAGAAAGTCTTCTTGAGGTCCTTCATTCGGTTTAAATACAACTTCCGCTTCTCCGACAAGATCAGCGACAGATTGAGGTAATTCATTGAGGTCTCCTTGGTCGATTACCCGTGATTTTTCACCTTTTAGGGCTGATTCGACCTTAGAAGCGGCTTTTTCTCGTACAGATGCACGGTATGCTTGTTTATTTGCGGCGGTTCGTTTCTTTTCCGCCTCTTTTTTAGACCGTCTTATCGATGCTTGAGTCGCTCGACGCGCTTTTTCCGCAGTAGAGAGATTGTAGCGG